AGGCTTGTTTCGTCAAGAGAATGTTGGCACTAACACTGTAACATTTGACAAGTCATACCAAACCGCACAAGCAGTTGTAGATAAGCCTTATGGTGAGCGTACAAGCTTTGGTGGTAATGGTAAAACTCAGTTGTACACATTTGCAATCCCTTCATTCCCACTGGATGATATTGTAACAGTTGGTGATGTGTGGAATCAACGTAGGGTTGGTACTGCTGATCAACGTGCCACTGTAGACCAAGCTGTTGCTAAGAAAATCATGCAAATCCGTAGGTCACATGCCATCACTCGTGAATATGCTCGTTGTAAAGCAATTCAAGGTGAGAAGTATGCTCCTAATGCGACCATCAGCACTTCAAGCTGGTATACTGAATTTGGTGTTGCTCAGAAAACTGTAGCATTTGATTTCACCAACACTGCTGTTGACCAACATGAGAAAGTGCAAGAAGTTGTTGCTCATATTCAGGACAACTTCAAAGGCTCTGGTATACTTGAAGAAATCGTATTCTACTGTACTCCTAAGTTCTTTGCTGCTATGCGTTCTAACGAACAAATTGAAGCTGCTTTCACCTATTGGGAAACTACCCAGAATCCATTGCAAAGTGGTTTGCGTGATGGTTTGATGCGTAAATTCCGTTGGTCAAACGTTACCTTCATTGAGTATCGTGGTGCTCTGCCTGATGGTACTGCTATGCTGCCTGAGTCTACTTATGGTACTGCATGGGCTGTAGCTAAAGGTGCTGACACTCTGGTTGAATACAATGCCCCTGCTTACCGCTTGGATGCAATTGGTTCTACGGGTGCTTCAGAAGCTTACCTGTGGACTTACGAAGATCGTCAAAGTACTAACATTCGAGTACATTCAGAAAGTAATTACTTGATTATGAACCAACGTCCTGAGTTGGTTGTTAAGTGTGGTGCTGGCGCGTCCGTGTAACACATTAAAGAGAGGGGAGAAATCTTCTCTCTTTTTATTCTTAATAGAATTTGATTAAGTTTTATTAATAATAATTGACAAATGTTAAATATCTGTTATATTGTTTATATAAAGTTTCACTCCTGTTAGCTCAACTTGGTAGAGCGCACCGTTTGGGGCGGTGAGGTTAAATGTTCAAATCATTTATGGGAGACCAAAGATGCTGGTTCGCTACCAGATGAACTTGAGGAATAGCAGGTTAGCTCAAGAGAGATAAAAATAAAATACTGCCCAAACAACATATACAACACGCCTATTAACAATGCGCAACCTTGTTGTATCTTATACGCGACAAACCTCTGTATTTATTAATATACGTTTGTCATTTCTATTAGACATTCACCTCTGTTAATTATTTTATCAAGTGAATGTCGCCTTATAACAGCGCGTACATCCATGTCTACAACAAGTTTGTAATTACATGTACGCCTTCTTATTCCCTCAATAAAGGCTATCAATGTCAACAATAAATATTGATCTGACTAATCCAGTCAACACTATCCGTTGCCTTGTTGGTGATGTAGACATTTGCAATCCTATCTTATCTGATATGATGTATCAACAGATAATTGCCCTCTACACAAATGGCTCAAGGGAAGAATGCTCTATTGTGTGGTTGTCAGCAATATATGCAGCACAAATAATTCTAGCACATTATGCTCCTGACTCAATGCGATATAGAGAGAGAGTTAATGCTGTTGAGATTGATTATTATGGTGGTGAGCGATTCAAGAATTATGAAAAGCTTATAAAGTGGCTAAAGAATAACCCACCAAATTATTGTGATGCTGGTACAACAGGGGGCTTGTTCTACTTTGGTGGAACATACACAGAATGTAGCTCAATCTATACCCTTCGTTACATCAACTCATGCCTCATGGATTGTTGGGGATGTCGTTGGGAGAATGGCTTCTATTCCTCTTGTGCAGGTGTATAAGTCATGGCTAGAATATTAAAGCTTTTACAAACACATACAATAATGTTTAAACGCATTGGAACAGCTTCTGAGAAGCCTTATGTTGATGAGTATGGTAAGACTGTCACCCCATCTACAATTGAGCTTATAACAGCACAGGGGAGCTTACAGCCACGTTCTAAATCAAACAATAGGCTTAACACAGAAGCTGGAGTGAGAGAACAGGATTTCATGTCATTCTACACCACAACTGATTTAAGGACTGTAGATCAAGTGGGTAATAGCCTTGCGGATACATGCACTATTGGTGATAAAGAATTTAAGGTGACAAGAGAAGCTAATTGGGCTGGTTTCAACCTCACACCAGATCATCATGAATATTTCCTACAGTTGATACAACCATTTGGTTCATAGGTATGATTGGTGTCAAGATAATTCGCAAAGGAAATAAACTCCAGAATATCCGTAAATCAATAGAAAATCTCCATAAGCAATCCACATCAGTTGGGTACTTTGCTTCACAGGGAAAACACACAGGAAGGGATGGAATTGCTGATTATTCTTATGCTGGATTAGCTCAGGCATTAGAGCTTGGATTAACACTATCCAGAATCAATTTCCAAAGACCTATGCCTTTCATGAATTCAATTTCATTACTGACAATAAAAGGGTTGAGCAATTCTCCAGCATTTAAATCCGCTTTTTATACTTGGGGTAAGAATCTTCATAAGATTTCTGATCCAACAATGCTTCTTGATTCCATGGGTAAATATGCCCAATCAAAAGCATCTGAAGTGTTCAATAACCCTGCCTATTTTCCACAGAATAAATACAACAAAACACCATTGTTTGAAACTGGTGAGTTGTTAAAGAACTTTGCATATAAAAACTCTATATCAAATCAAGTGAGAACATAATGTGGCCTTAGATTTAAAAGCAATAAGAAAAACTGTTATTGACTCAATCAAAGCTGCTGTAGGTGATGACTTATCCCAGACATTTAATCCTGCATTAAATGAAACTTATGGAACTGTGTTGATAGCAAGACCCAATGGAGAGTTACCAATCCCTGAATACCCTTATGCTGTTTTAGACATATTAGGAATTAGGGACACAGCTTGGTATTTAACAACAAGAACTTATGATGAAACCACTGGGAAATTCTCATGGGAAACTCATAGAACATTAGATATGCAAATATCTATTTATGGAGATAACAACTTACTTGATGCTTTGAGCATTGCTAATAAATTAAGTGTTTCATACCGAATGGAATCAATACAGCAAATTCTGATAGATGGTGGTCTTGGTTTAGCCAGTGTTGATCAAGTGCAGATATTGCCTGAATTGCTACAAACAGATTGGCTTAATGTTGCCTTCTTGAAATTATCAATAAGAGCAAATGATAAATATGTAGATGCTGATTTAGCAGCAATTGAGTCAATTAACATTACTGGTGGATTGTATGATGCAACAGTAATTGATCCTCTCCCCATCACAATTTAATCCCCCAACCATCCTTATTCAAAAGAGGTAACACATGGCCTTACAGGACATATCACAAGTAACAATCAGCCTTGATAGTGGTGGTATTACACGCCCAAGCTTTGGCATCCCTATCTTCTTTACTGCACATAATTATACAAGGAATCGAGTTGATTCGTTCTCCTCTTTAACTGAAGTTTCAAGTGTGTTTGGTACAACTTCTAATGCTTATAAAGCAGCAGAATCTGTATTTGGTAATTCACCCTCTGTAGACACTTTCAAAATTGCACGTATTGTTGGCAACACTGATGTTACTCCTACAGTTTCAACTCTTGGTACAACTTACACCATCACTGTGACAGATCAAGATGGTACAAGTGTAACAGCATCAGCAACCATGGATGGAACAACAAACACAACTGTTAGCCAAATCATTGATGAGCTTGTGGCAGATATAAATGCTGGTTCACAAGATGTACTGGCAACTGATAATACATCTTATCTGACATTATCTCGTGAAGGTGGTACATACCCTACAGTTGATTTTAAAATCAGTGCTGTAACCAACCTTACAATAGCTGAAGCTTCTTCAGGATCAGAATCAATTTCTACCGCCTACACTTCATTGAAGTTAGTTGACAATGATTGGTATGGTGTTGCATGGGAAGATCACACTGATAAAACCAACATATTAGCCCTTGCTGCACTTGTTGAAGCAGATAAGAAAGTTTATTTCTATGGATCATCTGCTGTTGAATCAATTGATGACACTTACACTCCCGGCACTGACCCTGACAACCTAGATATAATTGGTTGGTTAGCTGAAGGTGGATATTTCAGAACTATCCCTTGGTGGCATCAGGATGCAGACACCACTTTCAGTGAATTAAAATATTGTGGATATAATCTCCCTTATGATGCTGGAACTGTTGTTTGGACTAATAACCAATTAACTGGAATTGAAGCTGCTAAGAATCCAGATGGATTTGCACTCACTACAAACCAACAAAACAACCTTGATGCTCGTAACGCTACATTCCTTGGTATTAAAGGTAATGTTGTTTACACAAGAGGTGGTAAGGTTTCTTCTGGTGAATGGATTGACATTATTCATGGTAGAGACAATCTTGAATCTGATATAGCTCTTGATAACTTTGATTTATTGACTAATCAGCAAGGTAGTAAATTAGCATTCAGTGATAAGGACATTAACACAATTGCTGGACTTCTTGAATCTCGCCTTAACTACTATAAGAAACAACGCAACTTCTTGTTAGACCCTATTAGCATCACTGTCCCTAAAGCAGCAGATATTGCTCGTGATGAGAAAGTGGCACGTTCATTAAGTGGTATTACATTTACAGCAAAACTAGCCT